AAAGAGAAATGCAAATAATAGACAACAAGGCTTTACGCCTACGGCTACGTGACCCTGATAAGGTTATAAACGCCATACCCAAGAGCCGAAAGGTTGGGGATAACGAAGTTATAGTTAACTGGGGTCTGGAAGAGGCACAGAGCCTGAATCAGCTAGGTATAAAATCACCATCACCCATAGAAGCAAAATACACATGGACAGGAAGATACCAACCATTTGACCACCAAATTTCAACCGCATCATTCCTTACCATAAACCAAAAAGGCTTTTGTTTCAACGAACAAGGTACAGGTAAGACCGCAAGTGCCATATGGGCATCTGATTTCCTGATGAAACAAGGTATAATAAACAGAGTGCTTGTAGTATGCCCGCTCTCGATCATGGATAGCGCATGGCGTGATGACTTGTTTACATTTGCCACACACCGTACAGTTTCTGTAGCACATGGGTCAGCAGATAAGCGTAGTAAGATAATACAAGAGGGGTCAGATTACGTAGTTATAAACTACGATGGTGTAGGTATCGTACTAGATGACCTCAAAAAAGGTGGGTTTGATTTAATTATTATAGATGAAGCCACACATTATAAGAATGTCCAGACGAGGCGTTGGAAGCTACTACGTCAACTAATACGTGATAACACGTGGCTGTGGATGATGACAGGTACACCAGCCGCGCAAAACCCTACAGACGCATATGGTCTGGCAAAGCTTGTTAGCCCTCATAGAGTGCCAAGATTTTTTGGGGCGTTTAAAGATATGGTTATGATAAAGGTATCGCAGTTCACATGGAAGATACGACCAGACGCTACAGACATAGTGTATAGAGCGTTGCAACCTGCTATACGTTTTACGAAGGACGAGTGTCTTGATTTACCATCTATGGTGTATACAAAAAGACAGGTGGAGCTTACAGCGCAACAGAAGAAATACTACAAAGAGTTAAAAACAAAGCTTGTATTAGATATCACAGGCGAACAAGTAACAGCTATAAACGCGGCTGTAACTCTTAACAAGTTACTGCAAATATCAGCAGGGGCAATCTACACAGACGAAGGCGACGTGTTGGAGTTTGACATAAAGAACAGATACAAAGTGCTACGCGAGGTGATAGATGAGTCTAGTCAAAAGGTTCTTGTATTTGTACCTTTCAAACATGCTATAGATATACTGACAGATAAACTACGTTCGGAAGGTATAACCACAGAGGTCATACGTGGAGATGTCCCTGCATACAAGCGCACACAGATATTTAAAAGGTTTCAAGAGGAGACCGACCCAACAGTCCTGGTGATACAACCACAAGCAGCATCACACGGTGTTACGTTAACACGAGCTAACACAGTGGTGTGGTGGGGGCCAACGAGTTCGTTAGAAACATACGACCAAGCAAACGCACGTGTGCATAGGTCAGGACAAACACATAAATGCACAGTCGTGCAACTACAAGGTTCTGATGCAGAAAAGCACGTATACAGACTATTAGATAGAAAAATAAACGTACACACAAAATTTATAGAACTTTACAAAGAAGTACTTGACTAAGTTATCTTTTAGCATTAAATGTTATTAGATAATAAGAATAGGAGAGAGATATGGGTGACAAAGTAACCCCTGACAAGTTGGCAAAAACGTATTTACGTATACGAGCAGAAAGATCCATGCTGTCAGCCAAGTATAAGGAAGACGATGGCAAACTTATACGGCAGATGGATACAATAAAGCAGGCAATGCTAGATCATTGTGAAGCTCACAATGTAGAAAGCGTGAGAACTTCTGAAGGACTGTTCTTTCGTTCGACTAAAAAGAAATACTGGGTTAGTGAATGGGATGCTATGCACAGACTTATTGTGGAAGAAAACGCACCTCAGTTACTAGATAAACGTATCAATCAGGCGAACATGAGAGAGTTCTTAGAAGAAAATCCTGATCTCAAGCCAGAGGGATTAGAGATTGAAGAAGAAGTAACAATTTCTGTGAGGAAGAAATGAATGAACCTTTTGTAACAATAGAGGACGTAGCTAAACATTTTAGCGTGTCTGTATCGACTGTTCGTGCTTGGGTGCATCAGAAACACATACCTGAGAATACTTATGTAAAAATAGGTAAAACTCATAGGTTTCGTATTTCAGATGTAACTGAAGCATTGACGAAAACATCTAATAGCCGTAGCGAAGAAACAGTGGGCGAAGATTCACTAGCGGAACTAGATGAAGATTTATAATATAGAGAGAAGGAGAGATAAATGGAACAATATATTATAAAAAACGTAGAGGCTCTATGGCCTAAAATAAACAGAACTTATCACTTTGACAGTAACGAGGGGCGGTCTGTGCCGTGTGAGCCTAACGCTCAGAACGCAGAATATTCTATACAGTTTCGTATGGATAACGCTACTGCAAAGGGGTTGTTTACTGCCATGTCAGAATGTTACCAAGCTAACAAAAAAGACAAATGGGCAGATAAGTTGGAGAGAACTTTTGTCAAAGACGATGACGGCATGTTCACTCACAAGGCAAATCTGAAAGGGGCGTACAAAAACGAAGTGACTAAAAAGCCTTTGCAGGTTGATGCTAACAATAACAAGTTACCAGATGAGTTTTTGTTAACAACGGGCAGCACGGTGAATATAGCTGTGCAGTTTGTTCCATATGACATGGGTGGCAAGCAGAACGTGTCGTTACGTTTGAAAGCCGTGCAAGTTATAAAGTATGTGCCTATGGAAGAGAGAAATCCCTTTGAGGCAACTGACGGGTTTGTGTTCAATAAGACTGAAGATAACCCTTTTACTGAAGATGCGGTGGCAGAACCAAAGAAGGTCGTTAAAAAGCCCTCCCCTCCCACCAAGGATGCTGATGACGACTTGAGTTCTATCGTTGACGATTGGGACGATTAATAGAACTACACCACGACTAGGCTTTTGCCGAAAGGATAACGTGCCGTATCTTGTCGTGGTGTCTTCGGCACAAGGTGGGAAAAATGGAAACAAAAAAATTTTTAGAGAGAGTTTTAGGTGATGGATATTATTCTGTACTAGGTCTTGGTGACAAGAAAGTACAGAGCTTCCATGCAACTATAGATGATGTAATAAGCAGGGCTAACGAGTTAGATGCTGAAGGTATAAACGCATACTTTGGATTAGCCACTTTTACAACAAGCAATGATAGAAAAGTAACAAACGTAAAGAGCTTGAGTTCTTTTTACTTAGATTTGGACTGCGGTGTAGGTAAAGAATATCCTGACCAGAATACAGCTTTTCATGATTTAAAAAGGTTTATCAAAGAGACAGGTCTACCTCGCCCGATGTTAATTAATTCTGGGTATGGTATACACGTATACTGGGTGCTTACAGAGAGTGTATCCTATGGTGAGTGGCTACCCGTGGCCCAGGGACTGAAGGATATGTGTATACAGCATAACTTGTCAGCAGACAATGGTGTAACTGCGGATGCTGCGCGGGTGCTTAGAGTTCCTGGCACACGTAACCACAAACGTGGCACACAGAAACCTGTCATGTTCTTTGGTACAGGTGAGTTTCGTGACGTGGAGTTTGATGAGTTTGCACGATTGATTGGTAAAGAGGGGGTGACTGTACCCACCAAAGTCGATAACCAAGAAAGCGAATTTAAAAAAGCTATAATAGAAAACTCAGAGTTTGGTTTTAAAAACATACTGACCAAGACCATGAAAGGTGGAGGATGCGAACAGTTAAAAAATATAATGGAGAACCAACAAGATATAAGCGAACCCTTGTGGAGAGCAGGGCTGTCTATCGCAAAGTTCTGTAACGATGCAGACAAAGCCGTGCATAAGATGTCTGAGAGACACCCAGAGTACAGCAAACACTTAACAGATGAGAAGGTGGAACTCATAAAAGGTCCTTATACGTGTGCTAAGTTTGCAGAGGAAGACCCAGAGCCATGCTCGACTTGTTCACATTGGGACAAGATAACCTCCCCTATATCTTTAGGTAAAAGTATAAAGAAAGCACCTGCATCAAAAGATATACCCCTATATCCAGAGCCGTATTTTCGGGGGGCGAATGGTGGCGTGTATATGCGTTTTAAAGATAAAGAGGGTAATACAGAAGATAAGATGATATACCAGAATGACTTGTATGTTACTAAGCGTATTCGTGACGAGGACACAGGTGAAGCTGTCGTCATGCGATTACACTTGCCGCAAGATGGTATTAGAGAGTTTACAGTTCCTCTAACTTCTGTAACATCTAGGGAAGAACTTAGAAAACAACTAGCTATGGAAGGTATAGCTGTGTTGGGTATGGAGGATATAATGAAGTATACAACGACGTGGATAACACAACTGCAAGCAAAGACAACAGCTGACATGGCTCGCACACAGTTTGGTTGGTCAGATGAAGAACTTGGAGGTTTTGTTCTTGGTAAGGAAGAGATACGTAAAGATGACGTGCGGTCTAACCCTCCATCAGTGCAAACAGCAGGATTGATGAAAGCATTTGAACCCAAAGGCACGTTAGAGGAGTGGAAGAACTTAGCTAACTTTTATAACCGTGATGGGTTTGAACTACATCAGTTTGTGGTTGGCACGTCATTTGGTTCGCCTCTCATGTCTCTTTTACCAATAAACTGTGCAGGATTACATCTAAATGGTGGGTCAGGAGTTGGTAAGACTACAGCTATGAACACAGCTTTGTCTGTATGGGGTAATCACGCTGACTTGTTAATATTTGAGAAGGACACGCATAACTCTAT